TCAAAAATCCAATGATACTGACCTTCTTGTCTCGGTAAAAAGTTTCTTGATAATGCATTCAAAGACGTGGGAGGGACTTCAGCAAAACTATAAGTCAATTCCTCAAAAACTCTGCCATCTTCTTCCAGCAATCTTACAAAAGTGGTCCAATAGGGATTATTACTTTTTGTTTCAAGATTTGTGTTATAGGCATTAAGATTAGCCTTCTTGACCATATAGCGGCAAGAAGGATTAAAAATGACCTTGTTATTGACTTCAGTCCATTCGGACGGTCTATGAAAACAATAGACTCCTAATTTTGTGAGAAAATGAATATCATACTTTTTTATGAAAGCACGAACATCTTCATCAAGCCCTCTACGGGCTTCTTCAATTTGAGCATATGAAAAAGATGAAGCCTCTTCCTCATTCTGCTTTTCAATCTCTTTCTCATAATTCTTGATAAGAGATAATCTTTGCAAAGTTAAACGAAGCTTTGCCTTTTCATTACCAGAAGCAGTAGCTTCTTCTAAAAGTTTTTCACAAGATGAAATACCTGACTTGAAACCTTCAAGTTTCTTTTGTCTTTCATCGCTTAGATTTAAAATTTCCATTTTCAAATTTCCTTAATAAAGTTAGATTTTTGTTCAAATTAGACGATTGATTAGAAGGCAAACTCATAACAGATTTGATTGCCCTATTCCGTTCGTCTATTCCATATTTCTCTCCTACATAACCACCATAAACTTCATCCAGTTCATTAAAAAGATGAACCATTTCACCAAAAGTGAAATTTGCATTATTCCGTAACCAGATGCGTGATAAAGTTCCCATCAAACTTTGAGAATGAGAACCCTCCTTATACCGCATTTGTAAATCAGAAATAAATTTTGCCGGGACCAGATTTGTATTCCTGATGGTAACATGAGAAGCAATATCAAAACTGCTACATTGTGTTACTAATTTTTCCCGTTCTTCAGGAGTCAAAACCCTTGAAGTATGAATTTTCTGATTTCGCAAAATGGGCTTGCCAGTTTTTAAATTATCTGCTACGAGAGGGATTCCCTCAAATCCTGCCATAATTTTAGAATCAAAAGGTATACAAAAATTATGGTCACCAGCATCAGTTATAGACAAATCCAATTGCTGGCTGAACAAATCATTGAACCATCTCGTTGCATCATAAACTTCATCATAAGTCATATGCCGGTCAGGCTGAACAATGATACGATATTTCGGCTGTTCAGCCGTTGAACTGAAACTGCTATAAATGATATAATTTGCATTCAGATTCATTAAAATGAAAGCAGCATCTTCCATATCAACCATATCATGCTCAGAATTGGCATTATCACAATCCATTACGATAAGAGATAATGTATCATCAGCATGTTCCGCCAATCTCCAATGACCCCATACAGGCTCACGACCGTCTTTAGGTCTATTGAAGCCCTTGCTAAAAGATGTGGGGACAAATGAATAAGTTTCAAATTTTGAAGATTGTTCTTTAGGGTAAGAGTGAGATACAAAATCCTGCAAGAATGAAACCCAATCGGAAAATTCCTTATATTCCGTGATTCGTCCTTGATGCAAAATAGGTAGCCCCTTTGAACCCATAAAAATATGAGTCAGATACGAAATTTTGATGTTCATTTAAGCCTGATGAAAAAAGTCTATATAGCAACTTCGCATAAATAGAGGAAGTTGTCAACTTATTTATCTTCCGGGTGCATAGAGGCAAAAATCTCTATACCTCTTTCCATGCAGTTTCTATGCGGCTCAAACCCTTATTCTATATACCCTTTATATCTTTTTGTATAGAAATATAGAAATATATAGAAGTCTTATATAAGAGAGGAATAAACAAGGGTTATAAAAAACATGTGAAAAAAATGATAATATATAAAAGGACTTATCGTGCAAAAGGCTCATTTTCTATGCAAAACTTATTCTTACATTTCAAGGACTTAACAAAAAGTGCATAGAAACATTCCTATGCAAGGGCCTTTTTAGCCCTTTTAAGCGGATGGGGTGACGAAAATATTGCCTTTTTTGCTAGTTTTTGGTAGGGTAAACAGATGACAAAAGATGAAATTCAGGCACTTATTGACTCCATAGATTTTGAACAAAAGGTTGAAGTGACGATTTCAACCAAACTGGGAAATGACCTTGGAAAACCCACCTTAAAAGGCGGTAACCGAAAGGTGAGCGTCACAGGTGTAAAAAATGTCTACCCATTACCAAACGGAAAATACTTTTCATCTTTATTAAAAGATGGTGTGAGACTTCATCTAGGCACTTTTAACACGATTGATGAGGCACATCAAGCTTATCTTGCCGCTAAATATAATCAAAAGGAAATATCAAAATGAATAATTTATGGACTTGGGCTTTGGCCCGTTTACAAGAACCTTCCACATGGCGCGGCCTAATTGGTATCGCGTCTGCTTGCGGTGTTGTTATTCAACCCCAATTTGCCGCTGCCATTCTTGCAGCCGGAATTGGATTGGCTGGTTTCATCAACGTTATTACCAAAGACCCTAAAAATGTTGGAGCCATTGCAGAAGCAGCGGTTCAAGACGTTGTAATTCCTGCTGTTGAAGCCGTAAATACACCGGTATCCAATGCTGTCACCCATTAAACAATTTTTTTACGAAATATTCGTAATCAACAATAAGGAAAACAAAATTATGACCGGTTTAGAAACCCTCACACTCAATATTACTGCTTTGACCGAAGTCGTTGCAAACGCAGTATCCACTATCCAAACCTTGGAGGCAACTGTTGCTGACCTTCAAGCCAAGGTTACAACCTTTACTCAAGCAAGCGTTGACGCTGATTCGGACGTAGCAAACGCCGCTGCGAATGTCGCAGTGTTGACTTCCACTCTTGCTTCGGCTCTGCCTACTCCTAATTCAGTAGGATAAATATTCTTAAGAAGTTTGTTGCCATGCAAACTCTCTTTTAAACCTTTTTAGAATTGTTCTACCCCGCAGGGATGCTCTCCCGTAAGTCGGGGTAGAACTTTATTCAAACTTCATACGTGTAGAAAGTTTTACCTTTCCAAAATTTAGCACATTCAAACATGTGCCTTCTCTCATATTTTGCCAAGTCATCTTCCGACAGAAGTTTCAAAGCCACATCGGAATTTTCGGAATCACGAAAGGATTCATATTGCGACAAATCCATCATTCTGTCAGGATTTTCGGAATAGAATGTAAGCCGCTCTTGTTCAAGAGCCTTTGCCGCCTCCATATACCTTTTCAAAGTGCTTGAAGACACGAAATACCCTTGTGTCTTCATATACTCTAAAAAGTGTTTAAAGGTAGGGCGAGATTCCCCAACAGTCCACAATCCTTCACGGTAGTGGTTGAGAACTTCCGGCCCGCGAATGAAAGCCGTTTTAAATTCGTTGTGCATGGTTTTATGTGCCTAAACCAAAGATGTGCCAGTGCAAAAGGGATATAGTCTTTTTATTTTCTCTTGTCAACGGATTTTACGAAAAAAAGTTGGTCCAAAAAATTAATAATTAATTTTCATTATTAATTTCAAATTAACGAAAAAATCCCCCGGCAAGTTGGTTACCGGGGGATTAAGTTAAACTACAAGGAGTCCTCTCGGACAAGACCTATATAAGGTCGGAAGAAGGGTTTGTCAAGAGGCGAAACAACCCGGTGTGAAAGGTTCATAATCTTTTTGATAACGAAAAATCACATGGGTCTTATATCTGAAATACGGCTCGTGAAGCCTTATACCACGACGAGTCAATCGTGTCCAGAACCATGGACAGTTTCTTGGGCGTTCAGGTTTGTATGTCATTTCGGTTGTCCTTTTTCAATCCATTGGACAAAGATATTCTTGATGTCTCTTGTGCCAAGGTCTTGCTTACCAAACCATTTGGCTTTCTTTTCATAGAAGGCAGAGTTATTGAACTTCTGCCAAGTCTCTTGGTCTGTTTTCAGCATCTCGCAAGCGGACAAATCACCCCACTTTTGCATCTCGTCTTTATATTTTGGGTCACGAGTTTCGTGCCAATTTAAAAAGGCTTCAAAAAGTTTGTTGTCATATTCACTTCTGGCCATCGGTTCAATCCTTTTTCCGATTTGTCCCTTCATAGCTTGGCAAAAAACTTTCGTCAACAAAAAACTTTTTTAAATTTTTTTCGCAAAAGCCATTGACATTATATGTGGGGGTGCTATTTTCCATTATCGCAATGAGATGGAGAGACGCAAATGACCGGACTTCTTATTCACCCCTTCGGCCACAATCCCAAAATCCGTTCGGGTGGGGTTTATGATGTAGAACTCGTTTCAGACTACATGTCAGCAGTTGCTGACCAAGCCACCGAATGGCAGAATGAACTGATGTATTCCAATCCGGACGGTTTCGGGGTGGACGATATCACGGCCCTCATCAAGAAGACTGCCACCAACAAGAACGCAGAAGTCTTTTTCTTCAATGTGAGTGACACCACTCAGCCGGTCACAGGCTTCCATGATTACAAGGATTCGGACCCCAAGTGTGAAATGAACGCCGCAGTTCTCGTGGTCATCGTCGCCAAGGACCGTTCGTGGAACATTCAAATGGTTGTGTATCTGGAAGCCGTGTTCGCTCGCGGTTATCGCGACGATGACTCCGAGTATTTCGCGGACAATGTGGATTTCATGTATGTCCAAGTTGGCTACGAATACCAACACGATGAAGCCTTTAAGGCAATGAAGCGGCACATGAGCGGAGCAACCCGCAAGGTGCTGAAGCCTATGCAAGTAGCAGCATAAAGAGTGGGGGCTTCGGCCCCCTTAACTTTTATTACAACGGAAAGACGCAAATGACCACGAAAGCCAGCATTGATTCTCTGTTAGACACGCTTGTCCAAGATGTTCGTGAAGAGTTGTTTGGAGAAGACCACGGATGGGTCGGCGGAAGTGACGATTACAATCCGTTTGATATGTTGGATTTTATTAAAAACAAATTCAAAAAGTTGGGAGCTTCGGTTAGTAATTATCAGGAAGCAAAGGGTTGGACTGGTAAAATTACCGTAAGTTTTAGAAATAAGTTCCGCCTCAAAATTATATTCGTTTTTGATTGCACTCGTTATACAAACGGTGGTTTAACACCGTTTTATAATCTACATGACGCGGGAATTGGCTTTTCATATTCTGAAAAAAATCTGGAAGAATTTGAACTCTGGTTGAATAGTGTTGTTATTCTTGACAAACTTGTAGCATAAAAGAGGCGGCTTCGGCCCCCTTAATTTTTCTTAACAAAATTAACCATTAAAATTCATTATGAATTTTTTGAACCTTTTCGTTAACCAAACAAAAATTCAAATTAACCATCATTTTTCATTGACAAGACTTTTTGGCATGATATGGTTCTTCATAACGAAACGAGCAAGGAGGCTCCAATGCGTCAGATTGATAACATGAAGGTTCGCATCATCCTCAAGGCCATGTTGGCGGGGGAGCATGATATTGAGACCATCGCCAAGAAGGTCGCGGAATACATGAATGTTGATGAAGGCTTTGGCCACATTCTCGTAAGAAACGAGATTGAAGAACTCATCAACAAGGGCTGGATTGAGCGCAAGACTTTTCTCTATTTCAAGAAGGATTCTCTTGAACTTACTGAAAAGGGCCAGTATGTTAAAGACGCTAACATTGACCTTGAGGATGAACTCATGGTCCAGATGTATGGTTTGGAGAGCCTGTGATGACCGCTGACGAGATTTTCATCTACATCAACAATCTTGAGAAAGAGCGGGATGCTCTTATGACAGCGTATAGAGATATGCAAGTCATGCTGAAAGAGCAACACACCGAAATCTGCACCCTTCGCGTAGAAAGTGAAGAGTGGAGATGTGAAGCCCATGAACTCTGTGGCCATCTTACCCGGATGGGCATTGAGGTAGATTCTTGGCAAGATTACCAAGAAGCCCTGTGGCAAGACCATCCTGAATGGAGGACACAATGAGCAATTATCGCAACTATCTTGAAAACCTTCTCTACCAGTTGCTCTTGACGAAAGCGTCAGAGTATAATATCAATCTCGTAATGCAAATGATGAGGGAATGTGATGACGCGCATATCTGACCTGATTAGGTATCTAGAACAAGACAAACAACGTTTGGGAGACGCTCCCGTAGCGTATCAGTATTTTCTGAAAGACCACTTTCAGTCTTCCAAGAAAATCACAGACGCTCAATGGAATCGTGTTGTTGAAAAATACGACAACGAAAATATGCCCGACCTTTTTAGTCAACTGTTCAAGGATAGGTATCTCTAATGGACAATGATGAACTCATGCAACTGGTCTCCGACCTTCAGCAACAACTGATTGCTGCTTTGGAGAGAATTGAAGACCTTGAGAAAGAGGTTTTCCCTCAAGAGGAAAATCTTCCCGAATGGTTTGTTCAACAACTGGAAACGAGACACTGAGATGGCCAAGCAAGTTCGTAGACCAGATTTTCCCATGACCAAGAAGCAAGGATATGCCATATTTCTCATGAGTGGCGTTGACGTGCGTCCCATGCAACTGACTTGTGGTCAGGCTTCAGAAATGATTAAGATGCTGCTGGACAACAAGCAAGCCAAAGCAGACAAGGCCGATATGATTGTTAAGCATATCAAGGAATCGGCATGATTTTCTTTGCCGATTCCTTGCCTGTTGAAGATGACGATATGTTCCTGTTTCTTCTCGCCTCTCACCTTGATTGTTACAAATCCAATACAATATTATTAATGGCCAATTGGACCGCAAGAGAAATAATACAGGATAGACTTATTTTTGAGAAATGCGATGGCCGTAGATGCCCCGGCTTTACACGAGTCATCTCATGCCTGATAAGATTATATAATTTGAACTGGTTGACAAGATTTGAAAAAAATCAAGAGTATTATTATGTGTTATCAGATTCGCTTAAAGAAGCCATTCAAGCAAAAGTAGTCAGAAAAGGTATTGAAGGTATCCAAGACCTCTTCTCAGATGACCCAGTGCAAGTCACAATGCTTAAACTGTATAACTTACGCTAAAACTATTCTTTAGGCTCCACGCCCTCTCTACGCGCCTTACAGCGGTGATATGAAGTCCTTGCTCGCGCATTATACTGCTTACGATAATTTTCATCCGTTGCACGACGAAATTTCTGATACTCATTGTGATAAGCCTTATGAGCATCATACTCTTCCTGAGTCATGTTGTCATAATACTCTTTCCAATTTTTCCTCGTCAAAGCACGATGCCGCTTCTTGAATTCCTCGTTACCATGATACATCTTGCTCTGATAAGCAGCACTGTATTCAATCTGCTTCTGACGTTTAACAGGGTCTGATGCATAACGCTGCCTAGACCTTTCAGCCTCACATACACGACAATATGTGCTAAAATATCCCTTGGTAACATTGAAATAAGTGTTCTCCAAAGTCTTCTCAACTTTACAATTTCTACAATCTGTTTTCATGATTTTATTTATCAAAATACTACCAACATACTAAATACCCTACACACAAAAAAATCAAGGTATTTTTATGTCAGATGAAAATGAGGATAAGGTAAAAAAGCCTTATGTTTCAAGAGTTAAGAGAAAACATACGACGTATGTTAACAAAATTTATGTCTTGAACGATGAAAAAGCAATTGAGGGAATCTTAAATCCCACTAATCGTCCATTAGAAATTACTCCTGACAAAGATACTTTAGATGATATAGAAATGATGTGTAAACTTCATTCTACTGAACAGGAAATCTATAATATTCTTGGGGTTACAGAGAATACTTGGATTACTTTTAAAAACAAATATCCAGAAGTTCAACATGCAATGGAAAGAGGAAAGTCTGCTGGAAGACTTTCATTGCGTCATAAACAATTTCAAATGGCTATTGAACAAAATTCTGTTCAAATGGCTATCTGGCTTGGTAAACAATATCTTGGCCAAACTGATAAAACACAAACTGAAAACAATGTTAATCTACAAGTTCTCAAAACCATTATGGATTTGGAAGAAGATACTCCAATAACTATTTCAAATAATAATTCAAATGGTAATAGTAACGATGAATAATAATACTTTGCCCAAAGATATTAAACTTAATGTTTCATCATTGAAACAATATGCAATACAACTTCAACGAGAGTTAGCAGAGTATAAGGGACTCTATGGGACTCTACCATCTAAAGTTGCACCAAAGTATTGTTTAAGTAATCAAGAAGAATTAGCCAAAGTATATAATGAACAATCCTCCTAATCTTGAAATATTAAAGAAACTCAAGTTTGATTTTCCATATTTTGCAAGGAATGCTTTGCAAGTAAAGGATAAGTCAGGCAAGCTTGTAGCATTTGATTTGAATCGTTCGCAAATGTTTGTGCATGAAAGATTAGAAGCACAAAGAAAAAGAACTGGTAAAGTAAGAGCCATTATTTTAAAGGCTCGTCAAGTAGGATGTTCAACATACATTCAAGGACGATTCTATCATAAAATTTGTTATGCTTCACAACAATCCTCTCCTCAAGCATTCATCATGACTCATGCTTCAGATTCTACTAATGCTCTATTCAGCATGACAAAGAATTTTGCAGAGTGTCATTCAGTTATTGGCAAACCAACAATTGATACAAGTAATGCTAAAGAATTAAAATTCATGGAGAATAAAGGTTCATACAAAATTGGAACCGCAGGAGCAAAAGAAGTTGG